ATGAAAGGCCCGATGAAAGATGAAAAGGGCCAGCCTACTCGCAAGGCTCTGGCTCTCAAGGCGTGGGGGTTTGGATCTGTTGAGGCGGCTCGCAACTTCGCCCAGCGGCACAAAAAAGGATAATTAAATGGCTCGGCTGAATGTAAGAGATATTATTGAACGTGAGGCCAAAGCTCAGGCTCGCAAGGATGAATGGCGCTCGATTTATGAAGATTGCTATGAGTTCGCTCTGCCACAGCGCAACCTATACTCAGGTTACTATGAAGGCGGTGTAGCTGGCAAAGGGAAGATGTCCAGGGTCTTTGACTCTACGGCTATCCATGCCACACAAAGATTTGCTAATCGTATACAAGCTGGCTTGTTCCCACCTCAAAAAGAGTGGTGTCGTTTAGAGGCTGGCTCTGGCGTCCCAGAACCACAGCGGCCACAGGCACAAGCAGCCCTAGACGCATATACAACCCGTATGTTTGAGACCCTGCGTCAGACTAACTTCGATCTTGCTATGGGCGAGTTCCTTTTGGATCTCTGCGTAGGCACTGCGGTTATGATGGTGACGCCTGGTGATGAGGCTACCCCTATCCGCTTCACGCCTATCCCACAGTACCTTGTCGCAATCGAAGAAGGCACTTTTGGCAATGTAGATAACGTGTACCGCAAGCTGCGTATGAAGGCAGAAGCGATACCACAAGAGTTCCCAGATGCAGAAATAACTACTGAGTTAGCTGAAGCGATAGCAAATTCCCCATCTAAAGAGATCGATCTGATGGATGCGGTCATTTATGACTATGAGCGTGGAGTATATTGTTATCATGTTGTCTGGCCGCGTAAGCGTCAGGAGCTAGTATACCGCACAATGAAGTCATCTCCTTTCATCGTGGCTCGGTATATGAAGGTTGCCGGTGAGATATATGGCCGTGGTCCTCTGGTCACAGCAATCTCTGACATTAAAACGCTGAACAAAACTGTTGAGCTGGTACTAAAGAATGCTTCTTTGGCTATCTCAGGTGTCTATACTGCGGCAGATGACGGGGTTCTTAACCCTCAGAATATTAAGATACAGCCTGGATCAGTCATAGGCGTTGCTCGCAACGGCGGTCCACAAGGCGCGTCACTGGCACCTCTGCCAAGGGCCGGTGACTTTAATGTGAGCCAGATCGTAATGAATGATCTGCGTATGAACGTGAAGAAGATCCTGATGGATGACACGTTACCGCCTGACAATATGTCGGCACGATCAGCAACAGAGATTGCAGAAAGGTCTCGCGAGCTGGCAACTAATCTGGGGTCTGCCTTTGGGCGCTTGATCGATGAGACAATGGTTCCGATCGTATCACGCATTTTGTACATTCTGGATCAGCAAGGATACATTGACTTGCCGCTCAAGGTGAATGGNGTTGAGGTTAAGGTAACGCCGGTGGCTCCTTTGGCTCAGGCCCAGAAGTTACAAGAGGTAAACGATGTTGTGCAATTTATGCAGATTGCGAACGCTCTCGGACCACAAGGCCAATCGGCATTGTCTATCCCAAGGATAGCAGCGTTTATTGCCGAAAGGATGAATATAAAACAAGAACTGCTTACCACACCGGAAGAGCAGCAAATGATGATGCAGCAGATGCAGCAAGCAATGGCAGCGGAACAAGGCCCACCCGCTGTTGATGATGGTGGGGCCACAATGGAGGCGATGCAATGAGTTCACCCGATGGCTGGGAAGGTTTGACCCAGGCAACAAGTGAGGCTCCGAAGGCCGCAGATATAGATCTTATCTATGGCAAGGTGTTTAAAAGCACGGAGGGGGCAAGAGTGCTAAGTCATTTGCGAAGTGTTACGATCGAGCAACCGACTTGGTTCCCTGGAGAAGATGCGAGCTTTGGTTATGTCAGAACGGGCATGGCTGAAATGGTTCGCATGATTGAAAAGAGAATAGAAAGGTCAAACAATGGCTGAAGCAATGGCGGAGCAAATAGAGCCAGAAGCTCCAATGATAAACGTGACAGAGCCAGAAGCGCCACAAGAAGATGCGCCTGTGCAAGTCCATGAAGAAGTAGAGAGTCAGGAGGATGTTTCAGATAATGAGCCACTAGATCGCCCTGATTATTACCCTGAGAAGTTTTGGGATGAGGATGGTCCTGATGTTGAGAAGCTGGCAAAAAGCTACGCTGAGTTGGAAAAGAAGTTTAAGTCGGGCAAGCATAAAGCACCGGAGCAGTATGATGTATCTGCACTTGCGGATCAGGGTTTGGATGCTGAAGANCCAACTGTCTCCGTATATCAGGATTGGGCTAAGGAAAACGGGATTAGCCAGGATGCTTTCGAAGATCTGGCGGGGCGTGTATTAGCTCTATCTAAGGATGAACAAGAGAGCGTAGAGTACGATCAGCGAGCAGAGATGGAGAAGCTCGGCGTCAATGCGTCTGAGAAGATCCAGATGACAGAGCGTGTATTGATGAAAGCGCCACTGAATAACTCTGAGCGTGAAGCGATAGCATACTCACTAAACAATGCTGATGCTATCAATGCGTTCTTAAAGTACCACCAGGCGATTACGAATGAGAACATTCCTATCAAGCCAACAGTTGCACAATCAGACTTTTCTAGGTCAGATCTTGAGTCTGCAATCGCAGATCCTCGATGGAAAAGCGATGCCGCTTGGCGTACAGGTATGGAAAACAAATGGTTCCAATCTCAGAATAAATCCTAAACTCTTGCAATAAGTATCGCTTGCGTGTAATTTAGCTGTAACGGCTAACCGCACTCGGCCCGTTAGATGTAGTAATCTACTGGTTGGCGCGGCCATAACGCGCAAGCGACCGCCCGAAGCCTCGGATAACGGAAGCGTTGGATTGAAACGCAAAAAGAGGTTTTGCTCATGGCAATTAATGTCTCAACGGCGTTTGTTGATCTCTTCGATTCTGAGGTTAAACAAGCGTATCAAGCCGAATCGCTGCTTCGCGGCACGATGCGGACCCGCAGCGGGGTAGCTGGTAACACTGTAAAGTTCCCAACAATTGGGAAAGGTGTTGCAACACTCCGCGTACCACAAACTGATGTCACTCCACTGAACGTAACTTACGGTCAGGTAACTGCAACAATGTCAGATTTCATTGCAGCAGAATATTCCGACATCTTCCAACAGTCGCACATCAACTTTGATGAGCGCTCTGAGTTGGTTCAAGTAGTATCTAAGTCTATTGCTCGTCGCATGGACCAGATCTGTATTGATGCTTTGAATGCCGCTACCGGCACATCTGCTGTTGCAACAACAGTAGGCCCAGGTGGTAACACTGACATGAATATCGAAAAGCTACGCGCAACAGCAAAGGCTCTTAACGAGAAGAACGTTCCTTCTGAAGAGCGTTATTTGTTGATGCACGCAACACAACTCGATTCATTGCTCGGTGAAACTGAGATCACAAGCCAAGACTTTGCTGCTGTAAAGGCACTGGTCCAGGGTGAGATCAATACTTTCATGGGCTTCAACATTTTGACAATGGGTGATCGTGACGAAGGTGGCATTCCTAAGCCTTCTACTCGTACCTGTTTTGCCTGGCACAAAGATTCTATGGGCTACGCTGAGTCAATGTCACAGAAAACTGAAGTAAACTATGTCGCAGAAAAGACATCGTTCTTAGTTTCCTCGATGTTCTCTGCTGGTTCCGTTGCAATCGACGGCGAAGGCATTGTCAAAATCGCTTGTACTGAAGCATAAGGAGAGTAGACAATGGCATTCGCATCTGCAAACTGGTCAACCGTTGCTGCATCCAAGAGTGGAAACGCTCCAGCGATGTACACTTACAGCTCATCTGCTGATAACTTAGCAACCGTTAAAGGATCAGGTTACTTCAATACAGTTGAAGGTCTTATCACAACTGGTGACGCCCTATGGGTTGTTGCTAGTGATAGCCAAGCGCTGTGTAAGTTAATCAATACCAGTGGCGTTATAACCGTTACTGATTTGACTACCTAATAAGGTTGGGGCGGTTCGCCGCCCCTTCCCTTCTAACAGGAGTGCAACATGGCCGCTGGTGATACTTCACTTTCAATCTGCTCGGATGCTTTAATCCTGTTGGGCGCTGCACCAATCTCATCTTTCACAGAGGGTTCTGATGCTGCACAAGCTTGTGATCGG